TGCCAGCGCTCACCGTCCATCAGAATATCCGCGAACGCGTTCTTCACTGGCACCGCGTCGATCTGCGTGAACGTGACGAACGGGAAGGTCGCCGCTTCCGGCGCCTGGTCCCGATACACCCGCGTGCTAATCAGCGCGCTCAGCGTTGCGTCCGTCGTCAATGTCGAGTAGATCCAGCTCGCCGCGTTGCTCATAAGTTCGCCGCCAGCGCGTCCATCGCCGCATAAAACTTCGGCTCGTTCACATCAGCTGCCGGGCGCATAAAAGCGCGCGGCGCCATCTTGTACGTCCCAAACTCCACGTATCCGGCATACTCCATGCTTGCCGTAACCTTCGCGCTCGCTCCATCAATCTGTGTCTTAATACTGCCTCTCAGCGCGCCCGTATCCACAGGGCAAAGGGTTTTAGCGTCAGCCTCTATGTCATAAGCCGCCTTAGCCACTGCCGCACGCACTGCGCCCGGGAAGCGCGCCGTTATTTCGGGAATGCGATCATATTTGATAGTGGTGCGGAACGTAACCTCAACCATCTGCGGTACTTTCACCCTTTCCGCTCATGGCGTTCAGGCGTTCAGTAAGTTCAGCCACCTGGCGTTCAAGCTCGCGGATGCGCTTATCGCGACCTTTCACCGCCGCCGACATCTTGTCCAGCTGCGCTTGCAAGTCTGCGTTTTCCTGCTGTAAATTCAAGATAGTTGCCTCCCTGTCTGACAGCAAGGTACGCAGACCGCTAACTTGCGTTTCCAGTTGGTCCACTTTTGCCTCAAGTTGTACAGCGCGTTTCGTTAGCGCGTCCAGACGCGTTTCGTACGCGCCCGACAGCGACGCAAGGCAGTCCGCCTTGATTTTCTCGGTTTCCGCGCTTACCCGCTTGCGATTGGCAATGGCGTTTACAATAACCGCGCCTAAACCGCCCCCCCCGAACAGAGCAGCGAATATCACCGCAAGCTGTTCGCCGCTCACGGCTTACCCCTGACCAGGGTTCGCTGCGTTGCGAATCGCGCTGTACACGCCGCTTGCCGTGATACCTAACGCCAACCCATACACAGCCGCGCCAAACCAGCCGGCAAAGTCAACCGGCACGCCCAGGCTGATTTGATACAGCATACCCAGCGCAAGCCCGATGCCAACGCTGATACCGGTCAGGAGCTTTCCGCTTGCTCCGAACACCTTCGCAAGCTCAACCAATCCCATCACCACGAAAATCAAGGGAATCCCGTTTACAACCTCATTCCACTCCATCTATGCCTCCGTAACTATGACTCGCAGCGCCGTTGCGTGCGATTTGTTTTTGTTTGTCCAATGCACGCGATAGTTTACACCGCCAATTTGGATTTGATCCGTGTCTGCCAGCGTTGTACCGACTGGCAGCGTGATCACGTTCACCTTTCCAACCAGAATGCTTGACGCCACCTGCTTCTCAAGTTCGCCTTTCGGTTCTCCCAGCCGCGCGTTTACGGTCGCGTAAGTTGTCCAGGCTTCCGCCTGTCCGTCCGCTCCATTCGTAACCGCAAGGCTTTGAATGTACGCGGTCTCAGGAAGGTTGCTGTTCTGCGCAGCTTGCATGGCTTCCAGCGCGTCCGCGCTAATTAGTGTAGTGGTCATCTCTCACCATTGTCGCGCTCATCATACCAAACGTACTTGAGCGCGCCCTGTACTGCGCTGCCAGGCGCAGCTTTGCATCCCGAACACCGCTGAACTCATAACTGCTTCCGTCCGCGCTGAATTTCAGCACATCTTGCTCAATTCTGCCTGCCCACAAGGTCAGCAACTCCGCGGCTGCGGCATAAACGTCATAAGTGAAGCCGGTCGCGTAAACCGCGCTCTGCGTGCTTCCAAAGACAAAATAACCGCTGATGGGGTCTGAGCTTGTGGGGCTAAGTACAGTGCCAGCAGGATCTGAAAGCGAAACGTCACTTTCCCAGTACCGGTGTTCGGATTTGAATTTAAGCTGAGTACCTGCCGGCTCAGGCAGCGCAGTCAGCGCGCTTATGTGATGGTACTCGCGCGCAAGGTCAAGTTGATCCTCTATCGCCTCGTCCGTGTACTGTTGAGACGAACCAACTGGGTCGTTTATCAGCCCGCGTACCAGCGTTATCAGTCCTGCCATTGCCGCGCGTGCCATCTTTCAGCTCCTGCCTTAGAACACGATCCAGTTGATAACGTCGCCAGCGGTGACTTTATAGGTCGTGCCATCTGCAACGGTTAACACGCCAGCTGCAATGCTCGGCTTTGCATCCGCGCCATCGACCACGCCTGCACGTACAATCTGCACGATAAAGCCAGTCGCGTTTGCCATGCCGGTATCAATCAACTTGTAGCCAGTGTTGTCATCCGCCTGAACGGCGGTGTAAGTGCCCGAAACGGGCATTCTGCTTACCCAGTCAATTCCAGAAATTGAACCAGCCATTATTCACCTTCCATCCAGATAATATAGCCGTTGATCTTGCCAGCCGTGAGAGCGGCGGTTCCAACGGTGACGGTCACAGCCTTAGCAGCCGATAACTTGATAGGCGCGGCTTTCAGGGCAGCCATTGGCAATTGCGCGGCAAGTGTCAAATTAGCCTCAGCACCTTCGGTTGAAGTGAATACATCGTTTGCGTTTGCCAGGCTGATTGCCACAGTCGAGTTCTGGGTAGCCGATGTGACCGCCGTGATAACGTCCAGATGCCCGCCCAGAACGATGGCTTTGGCTGGAATAGTCACAGCCAACGGATGAGCTGCGACGGTCTTGTTGCTTGCCGGAGTTGTGCCAGCGTCATTGACCGCCGTGTCGAACACGAACGGGGTAATGTGTAAACCGGCCAGCGACTTCAAAGACTGGAAGTTGTCGTCCGCGTCCTTGAGCCAGCCCGCGCCGGTGAGAGATTTAATTGTTGCCATTGATTAGTCCTTTCTTGGCGACTTTGCGCGCCTTTGGAACTGCTATCGCCTCAGGCTCAGGTTGGGGAGCAGCCGGTATTTCTACCGGCTTTTCCTCCACAAGTACGTACCCGGCATTCAAATAGCGCTGCGCGTCTGCCGCGCTGACGTCAATTGTTATGCCGCAGTGATACAGTTTCATCGCGTCCTCAATTAGGAGGCTTTTTTGTGCAGGTACACGCCGTCGAGCTTATTGGCGTACACAAACGCGTCGTGATAGATGCGATATTGGATCAGCCAGCCGTCGGTGGTCTGGTTCTCTTCGGGAGTAAAGACCTTCAGCGCGGCATGTTTAACAACTTGCAGCACAGCCGATGGGTGAATGACCATGAAGTTGATGTCCTTCGCGCCAGCAGACTTGGAATAGCCGCCAGCATCCACATCCGTACCAGCGTTCAGATCAACCGAGGTGTAGAAACGGGTCTGGGGAACCATGATCACGTCCATGCCGCTGTAGCGCATAACACGCTTGTCAACCGCGTTTTCGTTGCCTAAGAAACGGCTGACTTTTCCTTCGAGGTAATTCAAACATTGGTCTGAAATGTAAAGAATACGACCTTCGCTGGGAACTTCGTCCTTGTCGAGTTCGAATTTGGCAGTGTCAATGGCGGCGACAATTGAATTTGCGTCGAGATCGGCAGCCGTGCCGTTGATTGAAGCGGTGGAGGCGTACTTGCTGAACCGATAGGCGTCAACTTCAGGAGCCACTTCGGTGCGGATAAATTCGCTTGCCAAAGTGCCGAATGCCATGCCCAGGGTTTCCTCGTCGTCCATGCGGTCAATCACGAAGGCGCGGCCGCGTTCGGTGGCGAGGGTCAAAGTTTCCCATGCGCCCACGACCTGTCCCGCTTTGTAACCGCTCACGCGGGAGTAGGTGCCGAGCCCAATCGGGTTGGTCTTGAATACGCTCACCACATTCGCGCCGGCAAAGTTGACCGGTTTGATTTTCGCGTCCATGCGCGCAGTGAGGGAAGATGCTTTATAAATTTCATCCAAAATAGGTTGAAATTTCTGTGCTAAAGCGATAGATTGTGTCATTAGTTAGTCCTTTCAACTAAGTCCCGCTGCTTTCCGCGCAGCGGTCAATATTGGGTCTTTTTGGTTGCCAGACGACTTAGCCGGGTTCATTGCGCTCGCGCCGCCGCCCGCCAGGTACGGCTTC